TATATTTTATTTATTTATAGTTTAGATATTGATGCTGGTCTTTTGCCTATTTGTCCCCAAATAAAATTGTGTGCATCATTGACATTTGAAAAGGGTACGCTTATTATAATAGGTTGGCTATCCTTACTTACCCATACTTGCCATTGTGTTAGAGTTTTCATCTTGTTATTCATTTAGTTTAAATTTATTTAATTGTTGTAGTGCATTAGATAAACTCTATTTCATCAATATGAGCCTTAAACACTTTCTCATTATCATTTGGGTGCATACTTTTTACGTTAACAAACCCGTTTACGATAATACTCACCACTTCAACAAGGTCACATCCGTAAATACCTTTCTTACCTACTATACTATTTGTCCCAAAATAAAATTGATGCTGGTCTATTGTTTGATATTGCATTAATGATTTTCTTATTAAGTCAGCACTTTTTTGAAAGGCTTTATTAATTTGAAGTCTTTCCATTTCCCAAACGACTTCTATATTTGATTCCATTCGCATCATTCGGTCGATGTCATCTTGAAGGTCTTTAAGCATTTTCTTTGTGGTTGTGTTTAATTTCTGTGACATTTTAATTTAGTTTAAGTTAGAGAAGGGGAAATACTCCCCCCTCTGTGATTGTTTACTGATTGATTGAAATAAAATCTCTACCACCATAGCTATGGTCATAGCTTACACTTGATGACTTGACAACTTTGTAGGTGTATACATCGTATACCAACTCATCATTGTTATAACTCCACCATTCACCCTCAGCTAATTCATTAGCTATGTTAGATAGCTTAATTCTTGCGTCACCTATGGTATCAAATCCATCTGAATGTAACTCCCATAGCTGACCATCTTTTCTTTTAATAATTGAACACTTCATAATATATAATTTTTAGATTAGAGGAGGGAAATACTCCCCCCTCTTTGATTGTTTTACTTGTTGATATAGTCTACCACCTTTGTAGCTTGTTGCATTGCGTAGACGCATTCTTTTGGCTTATCTTCTAAATACTTGCACCACCCTTTGATGTATGCTTGGCTATTAGATTCGTTGTCTTTTGGCTCAAGACCCAACATACCTACTAAATACATTGCTGATATTTCAGCGACCAACTCTTCCTTGGCATACGTTGTATCCCCCCACTTATTGACTTCTAACAACGTCTTTCTGTTGAGTCTGTCCTTGTGACCCGTACTGTGCGCCAACTCGTGAAATAGCACCTTGTAATAGCTATCTGCATCAACAAAGGTATTTATCTTTGGCATATTAACTATATCCCTATTTGGCGAATAATACGCACTGTCTTCCAAGTGAACCAACTTCAAGCTACCTTGCTTATCTATATAGCTTTTAGATAGGGTCTCAGCGATTTCGATTGGTTCGTTGGTGACATCTGATACAACCTCATCCATCACCTTTGGCTCAATACCCGTACATTGTGCTACATTGTACACGTGAAATGTAGTTAGGCTAAATGTCTTTCGATACCTTAAATTGCCATTACTCATTCGTTCATTTGGGTTAACTAGCTTAACTAACTTTTTCGGTACAAATTTGTCTGTTGAATTATCAAAGTAGCCGATGTTCCAACGTGTTATTGGAGTGTACTTTTTATTCTCCGCCTCAATGACTCTCCCGCCCTTTGCCATAACTTGATTCCACGTTAGCCATTGGTTATATTCGTAACCCTTATCTATCATTTCAAAGTTTAAAATGAAAATGTTGAAACCATTATAAAACCTATCAAGTGCTAGGTTGAATGGAGCATTAGCTTGACCCGACTTCCAAGGCTTAAACCAAGATAAACCCTTAGCTTTTAGACCTTCAATTACCGTTTTGTTGATTTTCTCAAAAATTTGATTTTGCATTGTATTTGTTTTTAATTGTTAATGATTTTTGATTACTTGGTTAAATGCTCTTTTGATTATGGATAAATCATATTTCAATTCATCCAATTGTCCTTCGTTATTCACGTTATATCTTTTTGAAAATCCATATGAATAACTACCTTTTTCCTCTTTGATGTAGACAAATTGATTTGAAACTACAATTGGCACTCTTATGTCAATGTAGTACGGGAATGTTCCACCTGCATACGATGTTGGTATATCATCTGCATTTAGTACAGATGGTAGCATTTCATTGATAGCTATAACTCTGTTCATTATAGCTTTTGATACTTTTTTCTTAGTTTTCATTTGATTGTTTTTAGTAGGTAACATCACCTACCACCAAAGCCCTGCACCATTTACGATGCAGGGCGAGTGGTTGGTTGGGGGATTGCTTATGTTAGTGTTATAGTCACATCTACATCATCCAATTTAAAATTAAATCCAATGAACCCATTAGTATTAACATTGGCTTTTGAATGGTAATCCAATTGTAATGTCATCACCACCTCACTTGAATAATGACCTTGAAGCATTACCTCTCTTCTTCTCATATCTATGGAATAAAATTCGTATCCAAAAGATTCAACCGATTTATTAATCATTTGAACCGTCTTTGATAATTCTTTAAAATTTTTCATAACTAATTGATTTTTAATTGTTTAATTGTTAAAGTGCTGATAATCAGCGATTTGTGTTATTTTGTAAGAACGACCCTTTCGGACTGCAATACTAAGATTAATTATTAAATCTGATTAACATTTTATCAACATTTATAATAATTTATAATCATTCTAAATAAGGAACTATCTTTCAATAATAGAAACGCACACGCACGTAAACAAAAAAATTGGATTGAATTGTTAACAAATGTTAAATAATTTAACTACATTGTGCAACTACTTGATTATCAGGTAAAAGAATTATCTTTTTTTTCTGGTATCTATGTACCATATCGCATCAAAGTGCCTTAAAACGTCTTATTTGAGGTGATGTAAAAACAATGAGACATACAATACCTTTCTGAAATAGTTACCAACAAAGTGAATGTTGATAATTAAAAGTAAAGTTTTGTTTGGTTATTAATATTAAATTGATTATATGGGTTTGCTTTATCCATTCTCTCATTGTCTGCAACATTGAATGAAACGTAGCTATATAGAACTTGCCAATAGTTAGTATATGCTGTCGCTTCGGAAAAAGTCAAAATAGTACAGCGAATTATCTAAAAGCCAAAACCGAAAACCGAAATCTGTGAAAAATTGGGGGAAGGTGGGTAAAACGAAATGGGTTTTCTGTGAGGATTGCGATGTAAATGTCAGTGTATAACCCCAAATCCCTAAATATGTGACGTGGTAAAAAAACCACTCTATAAGAGACACCACCCCTTCCTCTATACCCCTTGCTCTACTTACTTTCTTTATTTTTCTTGACCCTCCACTTTTAAAAACAGAGGGTCAGACCTTTTTTTTTCTTATATTTGCATTATATTATTTAAACCCTAGACACATTTTTATGGAAGTATCACAAGCAAAAACATCGTGGTCAGATGACCATTTACTACAACTAACAGACCCACATAACCACAGGATAAGGTATGACAGGGTAGGATTCATTTGGGAGCACTATTTAGATGGTAAGTGGGAGCTACATTCTGTATTTAAGTATAGGACTCACGGATACTACTTCCACCTTATTAGATTTTGGACGTACAATTGGAGTAAGGAGCTAATGGATAGGAGAGTTAGTATGTCTAGGAGTATTATAAATGGGTTTGATTCTTTGTATAAGGACTCTAAGAAGGTAAAGAAGATATCTGAGGACGAAAGTTTGGGTGTGAAGGAGAAGTTTGAGTTGATTAAGGGGATTCTACCGAATGAACCTTTAGCTTATATAGCCGATGCATTGAATATTAGCTTGAGTACGTTGAAAAGGAGGATTAGATAAAAAAAGAGGGTGCTGTAATAAACAACACCCCCTTCTAAACTCAATGAAAACATTAGTGATAAACAATCAACGGTGCTAAGTTACGAAACTTTTATGGAAAAAACTAATATTATCGGTAATAATATATAGTGTAGACTGTTATTTCTTAACAGGCATAAAATAAAGTTAATAATATGGGTTACAAGACTAAATCAATGCTTCACCAGATAGGTGGAGAAACCATAAAGTCTTTCAAGGGGCATAAAGCCAGGAGAATGAGAGATAGTAATGTATTTGTTGAGACAGAAACTCATACATATATAAATGACAAGGGAGAGGAAAAGGAGTATGAAAAAATAGTGGGGTTTAAAGACAAAAATCCTAACCTTAAAAAGGGGCAAAAGCCAAACGAAGGTATGTCAACTCATTATATGGCAGATGATAAAGATAAACTAGCTTGGCCGTCAATATACAAGACTGATTCTGGAGAATGGAAAGAGCAAGGTCCAGCTGAAGCTAGAGAAAGAGGAGAAATGTTTGAGTTTAAATCAACTAAAAGGATGAAAAAGTTTGCTAGAGAGGGTAATTGGAAGAATAAAAGATTTGAAGACGGTAAATTTTTAAAATAATGGCTAAACCAAAGAAAAAAGGTGGACCTAAGCAGAAGTTAAGCCCTGAAGCTAAAAAAGCTAAGGCTGAAAGAGACTTAGAGATAGCTAAAAGCCCTAGGAGGATGAAGATGAAGAGGGATAATTATGCCAAAAGGAAAGAAGCGGAGAAAAAGTTTGGTAAATTGTGGTTGTTGGGTAAAGACTACGACCACGAGGACGGCAAGTTTGAGTCTGTAAAGCGTAACCGTGGTAATGACGGTAATGGTACTAAGAAAGAAGGTAAATAAACAGATATGTTTGATAAATTAGATAAGTTTACTAGAAAAAAAAGAATACCAAGAAACCGCCTTGGAAATAAATTAGTGAATGAGGAAAGTTTGTACGAAAAATCTGAAAGAAAAATTGAAAAAGCTAAATCAAAAAGCCCTAAAAGATTTGAAAAGATTGACAAGAAGTATGGCTATGATGAAGCTGGAGCAGTTGCTGCTGGTTTAGGGCCTGACGAAACAGGTCACTGGCCAAGCAGAGACCCAATAACAGGTAGGATATTTAAAGGTAAAAAACACCCTACGTTTTATAAGACATTGAAAGGAGAAGAAGAAGCAGGATACGAAATATACAAAAAAGGTGGAAACCTTTACTCTAAAGAAAAGAAATAGATATGAAGGAGTTACCAAAGGCTGTACAAGCAAAACTAAAAAAGAAATAACAATGGCAATAAATTATACATACCCATTAAAGGGTGCGCCCTCCACGGCAGATGAGTTCTTAATTATAGATAGTGTAGACAACTCAACCAAGAAGGTTACTGTCGCTAACGTATTAGCCTTAGGTGGTGGTGGTAGTGGTGGAACTGGTACTGTAACCCAGATTACGTTTGCTGCTCCATTAACGGGTGGTATTATAACAACTACAGGAACTGTTGGGTTAGGAGTTGTTGGTGTTGCTAATGGGGGTACTGGTAAAGAAGGTTTGCTTTCAAGCAATAGGAGTCAAGTATTAGCAGTAAATGCTGGTAGAACAGGTTACGATTTTGTAGACCAACAAGTAATTGAAACTATAGAGGCTGGTGAAGCTTTATCTAAGGGAGACCCTCTATATGTAGTAGGTTGGAATAATGGCACATCTATAGTAATTGTAGGTAAGGCTGATTCGTCTCAAGGGTCAAAAATGCCTTGTGTTGGTGTTGCGGCAAATGATATAGAACAAGGTGAGGTTGGAGAAATGATTGTTGTTGGTGTTCTAGACGGAATAGCAACAAACAACCTTCAAGGTAGTCCAGGAGTAGGTGATATAGTTTACGTTAGAGTTGGAGGAGGATTTACAGGTCTTAAGCCAGACCAAGGTAACTTAATACAGAACATTGGAATAATATTAAAATCCGCAGGAGCTGGGGCTGGTAGTATACAAATAACAGCAACTGGAAGGTCTAACGACATACCTAACATACCATCTGCAAATGTATGGATTGGTAGTTCAACTCAAGTTGCTACTCCTAGAGCGTTTTCTGGTGAGGTTAGTTTATCTAACACAGGTGTTACTGCCGTAACAGGGATTGATGGTAATGTATCTATACAAGGGTACAGACCAATTATTACAGTTACCGCAGATTCAAAAACACTATTGCTATCTGACAGTGGTAAGTACATAAATTTTGAGGGTTCTTTTGGTGGGTCTAATACTAAGTTTTTAACATTACCATCTGCATCATCTATAGAGGAATTTACAGTTGGAACAGAGATAGAAGTTGTAAATAATAGCACGCCTTCTGGAGTAGGTCAGCCACAACCTACATTAACTGTAAGGGTAGACCTTGGAGCTAATCCAGGAACCATAAATGGGTTATCTAACTTTGTACTTACAAATAGATATTCTTCTGCAACTTTAAAATTAATATCTAATACTAATAACGTAGCAGTGTGGCACGCAAGAATAGTACAATAAAATAAATAATATGGTAAACCCAATATATCAACAAGGCGAGGAACTACTCTTGAACCAATTTGGGTCTAAGTACTTAGGGGTAGCAGCACACACCAATGTAAACTCTAATGAGTTTATTGTTCAGGAGGATGCAGTTATATCTGTACTTACGGGTGGGGATTCTTCAACAGCTGCTAACGATGTAGACTACAAGGCATCTATGAGTCTTAGTGGGGTTACATTAAAACAAGGAGCATTGATAGTTGCACCACAAGGGGAGTCATTCCAAAGTATGACAATAGATAGTGGTACTATAATGGCTTACAACTCTGTTGTTGGTGGAACAAAACCTAGTGCAGTTCCATTACTATTAGACTTGTATCCTGATGCTGCGGCAGCTTACTCTTTAAGAAAACTAAGAACTGATTACACAGGCTCAGCTATTGAAGTCAGAAAAACAGTTGGAGGTGAAACCTCTATTCAAGATATTGGATTTGTAAATGGAGAACTAGATACAACTTCTTTACTTTCTTTTGCAGAAGGTGGAGATGTCTTTGTAACTAAACGATATGACCAATCTGGAAATGGCTATGATTTGCAACAAACGGCAGAATCTGCACAACCTCAAATAGTAAACGCAGGAGAATTATATACATTTAATGGTAAGCCTTACTTTTTAACGGATGGGGTTAATGATGTAATGAGAACTACTACAAACCCAATATTTGGGACAGACTCAAGAAGTTTGTTTTTTGTTCAAAAGACAAATGTAGTAGGGGTTACGGGTAGGTTTAATTTAGCTGCTGATACAGGGGTAACAGGAAGGGCTTGGCTTATAACTCCTGAAGTAGGGGCAAGAACAGTCTCAACAACTTGGGTTTCATCCACTCCAACAAGTATTACAAGTCCTTCTTTAATTTCTAATATCTACACTTCAGGAAATCTTCAATCAGGTAATTCAATGTGGTTAGATGGCGTTTCAGTTGTAAGAACTTCAGGAAATGATGGGCCTATTGATACAATTGATAGCAATATGACTGAGGGGGCTAATAGTACTGCAAATTTTTATGATGGCTACATTTCCGAATCTATAATTTACAAGACCGACCAATCAGCTAACAGAGAAGGTATAGAAGCTAACATAAATACACACTACACAATTTATTAATAAAAATAAAAAAAATGGCAAGTAACAGTAAGGGTGTAAACCCAAGTAGATTAATAGGTACATTCGGCTCTAAGTATTTAGCGGAAGGCACACATACATCAGTTAATGCTTATGCGTTTATTGCACAGGCTGACACTGAAATTACAGTGCTTCTAGGTGGAAATGCAAGTACAGGAGTAGCTACAGATGACTACCTAACATCAATGTCTTTGTCTGGTGTTACATTAAAGCAGGGTGCTTTGATACAAGCCCCAGCTGGAGAGTTGTTTCAGAGTATCACAGTAGATACTGGTGGCGCATTAATAGCTTATAAGTAATGCCTTTTATATCAGCATCGGTAATATCCCCATACAACAGCATTAGGGGAGGAGCCGAAGGAGAGTTAGTGCCATTGCTATTAGATTTATACCCTGATGCTGCGGCTGCTTATTCTTTGAGAAAGCTAAGGGCTGCTTATTCAGGTCCAGCCATAGAGGCTAGAAAAACAGTTGGAGGTGAAACTTTTGTTCAAGATATTGGATTTGTAGGTAATGAATTAGATACAGCTTCTTTACTTACATTTGCAGATGGAGGGGATGTTTTTGTTGCTAAATGGTACGACCAAAGTGGTGGAGGGAATAATGATGTAGCACAAGTTAGCGAATCTGCACAACCTCAAATTGTAAGTAATGGAGTTGTTGTAACTACATCAGGTAATTATGCTATTGACTTTTCGGGTTCTACAAAAACTTTAGTAAATGCAACATTTGATAACTCAACTCAAGTTGGTTCTGTTTTTACAATAGTTAAAAGCACAACTTTAAATGCTCAAGTGATTACAGATTCAGCAGATTTGGCAAATAGGCAAGTATCAGGTTTTTATGCAGGCAATCCTACAGTATTTTCAATAAGTAAAGGTATAGGTTACAAATCTACGACTCCTACTAATACCAATATGAATTTACTATCTACATTCTTTGACGTTAATTCAGACTTATATCTTAATGGAGTTAAAATAATAAATTCTGCAAACATAGGAAGTGGTACAAGATTAGGCTTCACTTTAGGTTCAGGGGTTGGTGGCGCTGCATCATTTGAGGGTAGTATTTTTGAGGTTATCGTTTTTGATGGCCAAAATAAATCAAGCGATAGAGTAGGAATAGAATCTAATATAAACTCAAGTTATAACATATATTGGGACGGTTCTCAAACGGGTTTATTAGATGATTATCCTAGTGCTGCGGCAGCCTATTCATTAAGAGCATTGAACTCAGCATATACAGGTCCAGCTATAGAGGCTAGAAGAAGTTCTGATAATGCTATTAAAGATATTGGTTTCCTTTATGATGGTAGCTTAGACACAGAATCTTTACTTTCTTTTGCAGAAGGTGGAGATGTTTTTGTTGCCAAGTGGTATGACCAAAGTGGTAATGGAAATAATGATGCATTACAACCATCTGACGCCCAACAGCCACAAATTGTTGATTTAGGTTCAGTAGTTACATTGAATGGAAAGCCTACAATATTGAGTTCTGTTGGTAAAGCGATGTACACAGCTAGCAATAGCGTTCCTGTGGTTGGAGATTTAGGGGAAAGGTCATCTTTTTCTGTTTTAAACTCAAATGCGTCAGGTCTACAATTAGCAATAAGTTATGTAGATGGGGGTACAAATTTATGGTTTCCTATTGCGTTTAATAATGCTGGAAATGCTGTTTCAAGAAATAGTGACCCTGCATCTGCTGCAACTGCACCTTACACAGCGAATAGCGATGTAGTTTTTACGTCATTATTGAATAGCACAAACTCAGAGGTTTTTATCAATGGGGTTTCAGGTGGAGGAGCTACAGGATTTATTCCTCAAACAGGAACTTCAAAAATAAATGTTTTCGCAAGATATGCAAATGTTTGGAGTTTAGTTGGGCAGGTTTCAGAAATAATTCTTTACCCATCCGACCAAACAGCTAACAGAGTAGAAATTGAAACTAACATAAATAACCATTACACAATTTATCCATAATGTATTATAAAGGAACAAAAACAGAGTGCGATGCTTACAACGCATTTGTAACAGCAGGACAGAATTATATCGGAACAACTACTCAATGGGCAGAGCCTTACGAAGTAGATGGATTTTGGTACATTATTAAAAATAGTAATTACCTTTCAGAAATGGTAGAGGTGGAAGCTATGCCAATAGTCAGCGAAGAACTATAAAACAACAAAGCAACTTTATCTAATTAAATCTACTCTATGACATAAACAATAAAAACAAAAGCATATGGATAGCGAGAGCCTTATATTAATAGTAAGTGGTTTAGCTGGTGCGTTTGGGATTAAAGAGGTTTGGAACATCATAAAAAAGAAGATGGATATCAACCACTCTGTGTCCTCAAGCCATAATAGCTACAAGCAAAAAAGAATAGAGGAACTAGAGGATGAGCTGAAAGAAGCTAATCAAACTATACTTGAGTTAACGATAAGGGTATCTAAATTAGAAGAAAGAATGCTGCACGTTGCAAAGAATAGAGTAAAAAAGTAAAAAAACAAGTAATAATAATAGTAACAACAATAACAAATAAAAATTAAAATGGCAAACGAAGTAATTAACTTAGACACGGTATTTAGTGGTTTCAATAGTGGAACAGACTTGCAACCAAAAAACACAAGAACAAATAACCAAGGTGTAAAAATCAATGACATCGCAGGGTTTGGTAAAATTGTATCTGCCGCCCCAACAGCAGAAGCTGGAGTAAAAGGAGATATGGTATTTACTACTGACGGGGAAGCTTCTGCAATACTTTACCTATGTGTATCTTCAGAAACTTTTACTAACGGAGTTGGCAATAATGACGCAGCTTGGGTAAATGTGGAATTAGCAGCATAATAAGCCTTAACTCCAGGTCAAAGGAGTAACAATCTAATTTAATTTAATTCAATATAATTATGTCTAACGAAATCGTTAAGAACTTAAACTTCGGAGACGAAGGTAAAAATAAAGTGTTTGAAGGTGTATCAAAATTAACACGAGCCGTTAGTTCCACATTAGGAGCTAGCGGTAAGTGTGTAATGCTTGAGGACTCATCTGGCAAACCACTAATCACAAAGGATGGTGTAACTGTAGCAAATGCAGTTATACTTCTAGACCCTGTTGAAAATATGGGTGCAACGCTTTTAAAGGAAGCAGCTAGACAAACTGTTAAAGAAGCAGGGGATGGAACAACTACTGCTACAGTATTAGCACACTCTATATTAAAAGAGGCATTTGCAACAGACAACTACAACTCAAGAGAAATCAGAGATGGTATTAACTCAGCAGTTGAAAAGGTCGTTAAGTACCTAGAGGGCGAATCAGTTGAAGTTAGTGGTGATATGCTAAAGCAGGTTGCCACAATATCTTCTAACAACGACTCTAGCTTAGGTAAAATTATAGCTAAGGCTTTTGAGGATGTAGGAGAGAATGGTGTTGTTAGTATGGAAATATCTAATGACGAGGAAACATCGGCAGAAATAGTTGATGGAGCTTCAATTGATAAAGGATTAAAGAATCACCACTTTATTAATAACAAAGAGAAAGGTACTTGTGAGTTAAATAACCCACTTGTATTAATTGTAGAAAGCAAGATACCTAACGTAAGAAAGGTACAAAGCATTCTTGAGTACGTAATTAAGAACAACAAGGAACTACTAATTATCGGAGATGCCGATGAACAGCTAGTTACAGCGATTTCAATGAACGTATCTAAGGGTAACATTAAAGCTAATATCATTGACGCACCTGACTACGGTATTAATAAAAAGCAAACATTACAAGACTTTGCTGCATTGACTGGAGCAACTGTAATAAATGAGGACTTAGGTGACGATATGGATTTAATTGACGTAAGCCACCTAGGAACGTGTTTAAAGGCCGTTACTACACAAGATGATACTATCATCCAAGTAGAGGAGATTAATGACGACACAAAGGCTCTAATCAAGCAGATTAAAAAAGAACTTAAGACAACAAAGATTAATGGTAAGAAACACTTGCTTGAAAGAAGGTTGTCAAGACTAGCTGGTAAGGTTGGTGTAATTAAAGTTGGTGCAAACTCAGAAGTTGAGTTAAAAGAAAAAGCTGACAGAGTAGAAGATTCTATCTGCGCTACTAAAGCTGCTATTAAAGAAGGTATACTTCCAGGTGGTGGAATTGCATTACTTAACGCTAGTGGTAAGGTAACCCCATCTAATATAGGAGAAGAAATACTTTTAAAGGCTATTCAAGCTCCATTTGAAGTTATAATGTCCAATGCTGGTATTACTAAGTTTGAATACCCTACTAAAAAAGGACGTGGGTACAATGTAGTTACAGGAGAAGTAGTTAATATGATTAAGGCGGGAATTATTGACCCACTACTTGTTACAAAGAGTGCATTAAAAAATGCGGCATCTGTAGCTAATACGATACTTGCAACTGATTGTGTAATTAATAACTTGAGAGCATAATGAAGGCAGTAGGAAAGTATATGTTGATAGAGCCTGTAAAAGAAAAAGAAGTATCTACAAAAGGTGGTTTAATTTTAGGAGAGAGCCACAGAGAAGATATAAGATACAGAGAGGCTAAAGTAAAGACCATTGGAACCTTAGTTGAAGGAGTGCAAGATGGGGATACCATCTACTATGACAGACACGCAGGGTTTGATATGGAGATTGACAAGGTTATTTACAAAGTAATCAAGGAGTTTGACGTAGTAGTTGTTTTATAATGAGAGGTGGAAAGTTAGAGTACTCCGACTTAAGAGACTTAAGCATACTTAAGCACTACAGAGTTATTAGAAAGTGGGCAGCGAAGAATAATGATATTAGTACAACAGACTTAGAGATACTAATATACTTAGACTGCGTTGGTCTATTTAATAGGTTAGACTTTATAGATGGTCAGTACTCACACAGTTGGGACAGTGCAAGGTGGTCTAGGCTTATGGATGGTGGTTGGTTGACAGTATTCTCAAAGAGAGATAGAGTTAACACTAAGAAGAATATTTACAAGGTATCATTCAAGGGTAAGAACCTCATCAATAGAATCTACAAGATAATGGTTGGAGAGGAAGACATACCAACAAGTACAAGACGTAATAGTATAATGAAAGGGGCGACCTACACAGATAAAGTTCTTATAAAATCAATAAAAGATGTTAATAAAGATAAAACAATAAACAATGGGATATAAAACAAAGTCAATGATTAATGCAGTTGGTAGTACTTATGGAGGGGGGAATGTAGACCCTGGCTATGACACAGCCGCTAATTTAAAAACAAATTTAACAGAGGCAGGTAAGTCTTTCGGGAAACTTGCAGGGTCATACTATTCTGAGGATGTCAGAAAACCAAGGCTTGAAAAAAGAGCTAAAAAAAATGAGGCTAAAGCTTTAAAGTTAAGAGAAAGAAGTAAGAGACTTTATGGTGAAGAAAAAGATGCACCAGAGCCAATCACAAATGCTACTTTTAATGTTAAGGAGAGAAAAGGTATTAACACCCCAACAGAATCAAATCCAGTTGTTGACGAAATTATGAGTCGAACCCAACCTTTTAGTTCTTTAAACACTTCAGAAGACTATGATTTTAAAACTAAAAACGGTTATTCTTTAGCTAAAGACATTTTTAAGAGTTTAAATGGAGGAACCGAGTTTAGCGAGAGTCCTATTGAAATGAAAGGAGACGGATTCAATAAAGGAATGTTAAGAAAAAACAAATACAAAAAGTAATATGAAAAATATACTAAATCAACTAGGGGCGACTGCAACTAACTTAGAAGGGGCAACTCCACAAGAAATGCAAGCACTAGGTATGAATCCTATGGGTCCTGCTGTTCAAGGCCCTATGGCTACCAATCCTATGATGCCAACAACAGACCCTGCTGTAATTCCACCAGTAGTTCCAACAGCTAACAATTTTTCACCAACAACCAAATCAGTTGCTGACTACACATACGGTAGTGATGTAGCTAGAGGTTACTAAAAACAAAACTATGAAAAGCAAGAAGATGGTAGAAACAAAAAGACCTTACGCAGAAGAGCAAGGGTTTGACGCAATTTGGAATGGTCCATTAAATATGGATAATATGCCAAGAGGGTATGGCTCAAGTAGTGGATGTAATGGTATTCAGTTACTAGCTAAAAATATGCCAGCATACCAGCCAGGACCTATTACAGAAAAAGCAAAGGGATTCAAGTTTTAAGTAATGGCGGCAGACTTAAAGCTCTACGTTGCTAATGCATTAGTAATGATGATAACTATGTCAGACATAGAAGTCATACTTAAAATACTTTTATTAGTTGTCACAATAGGTTACACTATTTTTAAGTGGCTATCTGCTATTAAAAAATACAAAGATGGAAAAAATTAGTGAACACATATCATACAAGGAGGCTGTTAGAAGTTCTACTGCTAAAAGATTAGGCATAGAGAACACCCCCACTGAGTTTGATTTGAAGAGAATGAAGTCTATATCCAAAAATGTATTTGAACCTCTTAGAGAGGCTGTAAATGGCCCTATACGCATTAATAGCTTCTTTAGGTCTAAGGAACTAAATAAAGCAGTAGGTGGAAGTGGTACGTCTCAGCACTGTAAAGGAGAAGCTTTTGACTTAGATGACTCTTACGGTCATATGTCAAACGCAGATATGTTTAAATACATAAAAGACAACCTTAGCTTTGACCAAATGATATGGGAGTTTGGTGACGATGAGAATCCTGATTGGGTGCACGTTTCTTATGTATCAGAAGATAAAAATAGAAACAGGTGTTTAAGAGCTGTAAAGGAAAATGGTAGAACTGTTTATATTGTAATATAATGGCAAAGAAGGTAAGTAAGAAAGATATGGCTTGTAATAAGCCAAAGAGAACATCTGGACACCCTAAGAAGTCTCACGTTGTAAAGGCTTGTGAGGGTGGAAAAGAAAAGATAATTAGGTTTGGTCAGCAGGGTGCTAGTACGGCAGGAAAGCCAAAAGCTGGAGAGTCTGCTAAGATGAAGGCCAAGAGAAAAAGTTTTAAGGCTAGACACGGGAAGAATATAGCTAAAGGTAAAATGTCTGCTGCATATTGGGCAGACAAAGTTAAGTGGTAAAAAATAAACATATATAAAGATGAAAGATAAAAGTATGATTAATATGGCAGGAACTTCTATGGGCTCTGGATTAAAGATGTGTGGAAGCCAAGTAGGCAAGCATATGAAAATGGGTGGACCAAAGATGATGGGTGGTGACGAAAAGAAAGGGTTTAGAGAGTTATTTGCTGAAAATAGAAAAGCTGGTAAGAAAGAGTTTAAGTACGAAGGTAAAATGTACAACACAAAAACTGCCGAAGACGTAGCAAAAGGATTAAGTGATAAAGACCTATATAAAGCATATGAAAGAGCATACAACTCTACAAGTTCTTTTGATAATGTGCCTGGTTCTGAGCAATTAAAATCTAGAAACGAAATAGAAAAATCTTATTTTAACGAAGGCGTAAAAAGGGAATTAAAACAAGAGGCATTAGACGTTATTAAAAAAGGTATGATTGCTGGTGCTGTACCAGGCCGTAGACAAGCAATGAAAGCTACTTATAAAAAATTAAAGCCATAATTAATAATGGCATTTAAGTTATCTAACCCACCATATAAGAACGAACCGACCCCAGTCTACCAAGCAGACTTGGGGCCTGGTGTTCTTGGGCAAAGTAATAACAACGGCACTATCATAATAAATGAGAAGTTAGACCCTAAGTTTCACGATGAGGTTATTAGGCACGAAAAAGTCCACATAAATCAAATGTCACGAGGCGACTTAGATTATGATGATAAGAACATTTATTGGAAGGGTAAGAAGTACTCAAAGAATAATCCTAAGATAGCTATGGCAAGTCCATCTAATTCTCCTTGGGAAAAAGAGGCTTATAAGAAATCTAAAACTAAATATAAAGATAAAAAATACAATGTCTAAGAAATTTAAAGATACAAAGTTAGGTAAGTTTTTAGGTAAGACTGCTCCACATATATTAAATATAGCTGGAGACTTATTACCAGACGCAGGGGTTTTAGGTATTGTTAAAAACCTTGTAGAGAAAGACGAAAAGATTAGCCCAGAAGACAAAAAAGAAGCTTTAGCTCAAACTAAAGAAATGTATGAGTTAGAAGTAAAGGATAGAGAATCTGCTAGAAATAGAGAGGTTGAAGTTAAAAAGGCAGGTGGGAAGGATACTATGATGATGCTTACAGGTATCGTTGGGTTAGCTTCTTTCTTATTTATCATATACGCAGTAGTTTACGAGGAAGGAGTTTTACATAACGAACTCTTTGTACATTTAATGGGTATGGTTGAAGGTGTTGTAATTTCAAACATATTTGCCTACTATTATGGGACATCAGCAGAAAAACAATAAAAAGTAAGTAATTATAAAAAGAGTAAGAATCAAATTTAATTTAATATGAATAGAATTACAGATGAAGAGCTAGAGCTTATCAGAGAGCAACAAACAAAAATTGCTCAAATTAAACAAGACATCGGAACACTAGAACTTAGGAAGCACGAGGTTATGGGCGTAATGCTTGATGTAAATCAAGAAGTCGAAGAAACAAAAACCAAACTTGAAGAAAAGTATGGTCGTGTAAATATTAATCTTGACGATGGGAGTTACTCTGAGGTTGAAGATATAACTAAGGAATAATGAGTAATGTTATAAGAAAAATCAGCATAGGGTCTGATTACAAAAATGACGCTATGCACTACTCTGTTGGACAGCAGGTGTATGGTGGTCACGAAATATCTGATATTCTCTTCAATGAGAAAGATAACTCTTATAACATCTATATTCAAAAAGAAAAAGAAACATTGCCTTGGAAAAAGTTTAATTCTAATATGGCAATATCTGTTGAATATGACTTGCAGTATTAATGAAAAGTATTCACGATTTTATCGTAAAACCCATAGAGGGTCGATACAATAATACTGTTAAGGTTGACGATGTTGACCTCATTATAAATACAAGAATTGAGGAATTTAAAAGTGTAAGCAAGGTGGCAGAAGTTGTCGCTTTGCCTTTATCTATAAAAACTGACATTAAAGTTGGAGATAAAGTAGTAGTACACCATAACGTATTTAGAAGATTCTATGACATTAGAGGGAACGAAAAAAATAGTAGAAGCTTCATTAAAGAAGATATGTATGCTTGTTCCCCTGAGCAGATATATATGTACGGAGCAAATAAGACTCATCTTAATTATTGTTTTGTAAAACCAATACTAAGTGATAGCATATTTTCTTTAACAAAAGAAAAACCACTTATAGGTATTTTAAAGTATGGCAACAAAGGACTAACAAACTTAGGTATAAATGAGGGAGACCTTGTTTCATTTAGACCTGAATCTGAGTTTGAGTTTATTATAGATGGGGAATTATTATATTGTATGAAATTTATTAATATCGTTGGAAGCTATGAACGTAAAGGAGATGAAAGAGAGTATAATCCTAGCTGGGCAAAAAGCAGTTCTTGAGCTTATTAAAGTTGCTGAAGAAGCTATCATAGACTCAGGGGATGACATAACAGCGGATAGATTAAAGAATGCAGCAGCAACTAAAAAACTTGCAATATTTGATGCATTTGAAATACTTCAACGTATACAAAATGAAGAAGATATACTAAACGAAAAACCTAAAGAAGAAACTAAAAAGAAAGAGTTTAGAGGGTTTGCTGAGGGAAGAGCTAATACTAAGTAATATGTACGAGCAAAGTTTATACAGAGTACTAGACAACCACATAAAACCATCAACACTAAATAAAAAGAATATATCTAAGTCTTGGAAGTACGGATACAATGAAGATTTTGATGTTGTTGTAATAAGTAAGACAGGTCAAATAGGTGAGATTTACGAGATACAAAACTTAAAGATTGCTCTACCAAAGGAGTTTGATGTTAAAAAACTACCAGGAAATAAGTGGTCTAATATTGAGTATCCAAAAGAACTTAGTAGAATAAAAACAATATTTGACTGGGAAGAGTATCCAGAAGAATTTAAAGAAGAATGGTACGATTACATTGAGAAAGAATTTGAAAGAAGAGAACAAGGATTTTGGTTTAATAATAAGGGTAATCCTACTTATATTACTGGCACTCATTATATGTACTTGCAATGGTCAAAGATTGACGTTGGACACCCCGACTTTAGAGAATCAAATAGATTGTTCTACATATTTTGGGAAGCCTGCAAAGCTGACACAAGGTGCTTTGGAATGTGCTACCTTAAAAATAGACGGAGTGGATTCTCCTTTATGTCGTCTGGAGAGACAGTCAATCTTGCTACAATATCAGTTGACTCAAGATATGGAATACTATCAAAGTCAGGGCCTGATGCAAAAAAGATGTTTACCGACAAGGTTGTACCAATCTCAGTCAACTACCCATTCTTCTTTAAACCTATACAAGATGGAATGGACAGACCCAAGACTGAACTTGCATATAGAGTACCAGCATCTAAATTTACGAGGAGGAAACTTGATTCTAACGAAAAGCAAGAAGATATCAAAGGGTTGGATACTACTATTGATTGGAAGAATACAGGCGACAACTCCTATGATGGAGAAAAATTAAAGTTACTTGTACACGATGAGTCTGGTAAGTGGGAGAAACCTAACAACATACTTAATAACTGGAGGGTAACAAAAACTTGTCTTAGATTAGGTAGCAGGATAATAGGTAAGTGTATGATGGGTTCAACATCAAATGCTTTAGATAAGGGAGGAGATAATTTTAAAAAGTTATACTATGCATCAGACGTTACGAACAGAAATAGCAATGGACAGACTGCTTCAGGACTATATTCTTTGTTCATACCTATGGAATGGAACTACGAGGGATACATTGATTCTTATGGACTACCTGTATTCGATAAGCCAGAAAAGCCAATTAAAGACACATACGGAAATTTAATTAGTAAAGGAGTAATAGATTATTGGGAGAATGAAGTAGAAGGTCTTAAAAACGACCAAGATGGATTAAATGAATTTTATAGACAGTTCCCTAGAACGGAACAGCACGCATTTAGAGATGAAGCAAAGGAGTCTATATTTAATTTGGCAAAGATATACCAACAGATAGACCACAACGAAGGGATGAAGTCTAGTTCATTAATAACTAGAGGAAACTTTCAATGGGAGAATGGAATTCAAGATACAAGAGTAATGTTTATGCCAAACCCAAAGGGTAGGTTTTATATAACTTGGATTCCTCCTGTATCTTTACAAAACAGAGTTATCTCTAAAGGTGGAACAAATTACCCAGGTAATGAGCATTTAGGAGCTTTTGGATGTGACCCATATGACATATCGGGAACAGTAGATAAGAGAGGTTCTAATGGTTCTCTTCACGGACTAACTAAGTTTAGTATGGAAGATGCTCCAAGTAACCACTTCTTTTTAGAGTACATTGCAAGACCTCAGACAGCAGAGATGTTTTTTGAGGATGTATTAATGGCTTGCGTATTTTACGGTATGCCAATACTAGCAGAAAATAACAAACCAAGGTTATTGTATCACTTTAAGAACAGAGGGTATAGAGGATACTCAATGAATAGACCTGATAAAAAGTATACAAGACTATCCGTAACAGAAAGAGAGATTGGTGGGATACCTAACTCTAGTGAGGATATAAAGCAAGCTCACGCTGCTGCAATAGAAACATATATAGAGGAACTTGTAGGAATTTTAGGTGATGATGAGATGGGGGACGTTTACTTCCAAAGAACATTAGAAGATTGGGCAAGGTTTAATATAAACAACAGGACATCTCACGATGCTTCTATAAGTTCAGGATTAGCCATTATGGCTTGTAACAGAAATCGTTACGCACCAGTAAATAAAGTAGTAAGAAAAAACATAAGTCTAGGGTTTAAAAAATATGACAACTCTGGAAGTTATTCAAAAATAAGAAACTAAATGAATGTAGTTGCAAATCCAAATAGCGTATTTCCTAGCCAGGTTGTTACTAACGCTGAGAAAGATAGTCCAGAATATGGAAGGCAAGTTGCTCAAGCTGTAGAGTCTGAGTGGTTTAATCAAGGAGGGTATGGAAATAGATTTGCTACAAATTATAATCACTTTCATAGTTTAAGATTATACGCTAGAGGTGAACAGCCAGTTCAAAAATATAAAGACGAACTTGCCATAAACGGAGACCTTTCTTATTTAAACTTAGATTGGAAGCCCGTACCTGTAATTTCAAAGTTTGTAGATATAGTTACAAACGGTATCACAGAAAAAAAATATGAGATTAGTGCATACGCACAAGACCCTGCATCTATAAAGAAAAGAACTAACTACGCTGAATCTTTAATGCAAGATATGATTGCTAGAGAAGAGTTAGAAATGATAGAGCAGCAGATAGGGATTAATGCATTTAATACTGCTGACCGTAGTAAAATACCTGAATCTAAAGAAGAGCTTTCTCTTCATATGCAACTTGACTATAAGCAATCAATAGAGATAGCGGAAGAAGAAGCTATTAATCAAGTACTTGCTAAAAACAAGTTTGATGAAATAAGAAAAAGATTCAACTATGACCTAACCGTTCTTGGTATAGGTGCTGTCAAAACAAATTGGAATAAAGCTAATGGGGTGAAAATAGAGTACTGCGACCCTGCAAACTTAGTTTACTCATACACTGAAGACCCTAACTTTGAAGACATATACTATGTAGGAGAAGTTAAAGCTGTTACAATACCAGAACTTAAAAAACAATTTCCAAATATACCTCAAGAGGAACTAAAAAGAATTGAGGATATGCCAGGCAATAGAGAGTACTTGACTGGGTGGAAAGGGTATGATGAAAACACAGTTCAGGTTTTATACTTTGAGTACAAGACTTACAACAACCAAGTATTTAAAATAAAGACAGGACCAAACGGGTTAGAAAAAGTTATACAAAAATCAGATGACTTTAACCCACCTGAAAATGATACATTTAAAAAAGTATCAAGGAGTATAGAGGTTCTTTACAGTGGTGCTAAAATTCTTGGAACAAATACAATGTTGAAGTGGGAACTGTCTGAGAATATGACAAGACCATACGCAGATACTACTAAGGTAGAAATGAACTATGTTCTGTGTGCACCAAGAATGTATAATGGAAGGATTGAATCTGTTGTAAGTAAGATTACAGGATTTGCTGATATGATTCAAATAACACACTTGAAACTACAGCAAGTTATGACAAGGATGGTCCCTGATGGAGTATTCTTAGATGTGGACGGGTTGGCAGAGGTTGATTTAGGAAACGGAACTAGCTACAATCCAGCAGAAGCTCTTAATATGTACTTTCAAACAGGTAGTGTATTAGGTAGGTCAATGACACAAGATGGAGAAATGAATAGGGGTAAGGTTCCAATCCAAGAGCTTACAAGCTCAAGTGGTGGAGCTAAGATACAGTCATTAATCCAAACGTATCAGTACTACTTACAAATGATAAGAGACGTTACAGGATTGAATGAGGCAAGAGATGGTTCTGCTCCATCTAAGGATGCACTCGTAGGACTTCAAAAGATGGCCGCTAATCAATCCAATGTTGCAACTAGACACATACTTCAAGCAAGTTGTTATTTAACTCTTAGAGCTTGTGAAAACATATCTATGAGGATTGCTGATTCATTACAGTTTGCCTTAACTTCTAACTCGCTTCAGAATAGTATTACAAAGTTTAACACGGCAACATTATTAGAAATGTCTACCTTAAACTTGCACGACTTTGGTATATTCCTTGAACTAGAGCCAGACGATGAGGCTAAGGCTCAGTTAGAGCAAAACATACAAGTAGCTCTACAAGGCGGTGGTATAGACTTAGAGGATGCAATTGATATTAGGCAAATAAAAAATCTTCAGCTTGCAAACGAAATGCTAAAGCATAGAAGAAAGAAAAAACAAGAAGCAGCAAGACAAGCCCAATTAGAAAATATTCAAGCACAAGCAGACGCAAATGCACAGGCTTCAGAAAGAGCTGCTATGGCAGAAGCACAAAAGCAACAGATTGTAACAGCAGAGAAAGTAAGTCTTGAACAGGCTAAATCTCAGTTTGAAATTCAGAGAATGCAAACAGAGGCTGAAATAAAAAGAGGGCTTATGGCTGAAGAGTTTAACTTTAATATGCAACTAGCTCAGATTAGAGCAAATGCTGAATTGTCAAAGGAACAAGATATTGAAGATAGAAAAGATAAAAGAGTAAAAATACAAGGAACTCAGCAATCTGAGTTAATTGACCAAAGAAAAAATAACCTATTACCGAAAAACTTTGAAAGTTCAGGTAATGATGTTATGGGGGGGATTGGTTTAGGACAATTTGACCCAAAGTAAATAGAATTTTTTAATTTATATTATATTATATTATGTCAGAAGAAGTAAAACAAGAAGGTGACTTTAAAATAAAGAGTAAGCCTAAAATGAAAAAATTAGGTAAGACCCCTGAAATTTCTAAAGTAAATTTATCTACAGATAAAAAAGTTGAGGAAGAACCTACCAAGGTTAACTTAAATCAAGACAATGCCAATAAAGAGCAAGAAACAACAACAGTGGTTACAGATAAACCAACCGAAATTGTACAAAAAGTGGATACAGAAGTATCATCAGGGGAAAGCTCCATTCAAGATGAAGGGGTTATTACTATCCAAGAAATAAAAGAAGAAGAAGAAATTCAGAGTGTTTCGAAAGAAATGTCAGAGGCTGTTAGAGACTCAAACATTACTGGAAAGCCACTACCTGAAAATGTTGAAAAGCTTGTTGTCTTTATGGAGGAAACAGGTGGTACTGTAGAAGATTATGTTAGATTAAATGCTGACTACAGCACAGTAGACAATAACACATTATTAAAAGAGTATTACAAAAAAAGCAAACCGCATCTTGATGATGACGAGATTAATTTCCTTTTAGAAGATAACTTTTCATATGATGAAGACTTAGATGAAGAAAGAGATATACGCAAGAAAAAGCTTGCGTTTAAAGAAGAGGTTCAAGAAGCCAAAAACTTTTTAGAAGACTTGAAGGGTAAATATTACGATGAGATTAAGTTAAGACCAGGCGTAACCCAAGAGCAACAAAAAGCAATGGAGTTCTTTAACCGATACAACGAAGAGAAAAGCTTAAATAGCCAAAAGCACGACAGGTTTAAAAAAGCTACATCTGAAATGTTCAACAACGATTTCAAAGGTTTTGATTTTAATGTTGGTGACAAAAAATTCAGGTATGGTATTAATAATCCATCTGGTCTTGCTGAACAACAGTCTGATGTCTCTAATATACTTGGAAAGTTTCTAGGGGAAAACGGAGAGGTAAAAGACCACAAAGGCTATCATAAAGCGATGTATGCTGCGTCTAACGTAGATAAGATTGCAAGTCACTTTTATGAGCAAGGTAGAGCTGATGCTGTTAAGGAGGTTGTGAATGGTTCTAAGAATCTATCAGACCAACCAAGACAAACTTCTGGGGATAGCGTGTTTGTAAATGGGATTAGAGTTAAGTCTATAAGCGGAGTGGACTCTTCAAAACTAAAAATTAAAAAAAACAAACTTTAAAAATTAAAAAAAATGGGACAATTTGGAACTAACGACCCTTTAGGTGTATTTAACCTAAAACCAATGCCAACTAAATCTTTATTGGCATCTAATTACATTGATTTCACTAGCGATACAGGTGGAAACTTTGCACAGCAATACCTACCAGAACTTTACGAAGCTGAGGTAGAGAGATACGGAAACAGAACTCTATCAGGATTCTTAAGAATGGTTGGTGCAGAAATGCCAATGACTTCTGACCAAGTTGTATGGTCTGAGCAAAATAGATTGCATATTGGATACGAGACTTCAGGAGCTGCTAATACTGCTGAATCTGTTACAGTTGGAGTTGTTGCCGATGGTAGAATTACTTTAGGTTCAGGTCATAATATGGCAATTAGAAAAGGAAACACAGTTGTTATTGAAGGTGTTACTGGAACTGGAATAGGAGTTACAATTAAAGGTTATGTTTCGGCAATAAACCCTGATGGCGACAATGCTAAAGAATTTACAGTATTACCTTATACTGCTTCTAATTTAGGTACTGCTGGATTTGGATTAAACGACACAATAAACATATTTGTTTATGGTTCTGAGTTTGCTAAAGGTCAATTTGGAATGGATGGTTCTTTAGAGGCTTCATTTACACAGTACAGCAACAAGCCAATTATCATTAAGGATAACTACGAAATTAGTGGTTCTGATGCTGCACAAATTGGATGGGTTGAAGTTGCTGCTGAAGATGGAACAAATGGATATTTGTGGTACTTGAAGTCTGAAGGAGAAACAAGACTACGTTTCCAAGATTACTTAGAAATGGCAATGGTTGAAGGAGAATTAGCTGTTTCTACTTCTGCTGTTCCTGCTGCTTTGTCAACTGCTGGAGTTACTAGTGCTGGTACTGAAGGTCTTTTTGCTGCAATTACTGCAAGAGGTAACGTATACCAAAATTACGCTAATGGAACTGGAACTTCTGGTGCTGGACAAAGAAGTGCTTTGCAAGACTTTGACAACATTCTTGAAAACCTTGACAAGCAAGGAGCTATTGAGGAAAATATGTTATTCTTAGATAGAGCTACTGCTTTAGACTTTGACGATATGTTAGCTGCACAAAATTCTTACGGAGCAGGTGGTACATCTTACGGTGTATTTGAAAACTCTGCTGAGATGGCAGTAAACTTAGGATTTGACGGTTTCAGAAGAGGTTCTTATGAGTTCTACAAGACTGACTGGAAATACTTAAACGATGCTTCAACTCGTGGGTTGATTGATAACGTAGAAGGTGTTATGGTTCCTGCTGGAACAAGTACAGTGTATGACCAAATGTTAGGAACTAATATCAGACGACCATTCTTGCACGTTAGATACAGAGCTTCTGAAGCTGACGACAGAAGAATGAAGTCTTGGATTACTGGTTCTGTAGGTGGGGCTTATACTTCTGCTGAAGATGTAATGAGAGTTAACTTCTTATCTGAAAGATGTTTAGTTACTCAAGCTGCTAACAACTTTGTATTATTTACAAAGACTGCGTAACAGCAAACAACAAATACTACTTGGGGTCGCAAATTGCGACTCCAAGTTTTATTATTATTTTTTTATATTATATTATATTTTATTATGGCAACAAAAGAAAAAACAAATTCTGCTGCAAAGTGGGAAATTAAAGATAGACTTTACTATCTAAAAAATAACGTATCACCTTTAACTTTGACATTGGCATCTAAGCACTCTCAAAGACATCCACTAATGTACTTTGACCCAGAACTAGGATACGAGAGAGAACTTAGGTACGCAACAAATCAACTATCCCCATTTGTAGATGAACAAAATGGGCCTGTAACATTGGCTCATATTGTTTTTAAAAATGGAGTGTTAATGGTTCCTAAAGAAAAACAAAACTTACAAAAACTTTTGTCTCTATACCATCCTTTAAGAAACAAGATGTATGCAGAGCAAGACCAAGTTGCTGAAGCAGTAAACGAGTTAGAGGATATTGAGCTTGAAATTGAAGCTTTAAATTTAGCACTACAATTAGAGGTTGACCACGCAGAGGCAATACTAAGAACCGAGCTTGGTAGTGCTGTGTCTAAAATGACAAGTAAAGAGTTAAGAAGAGACTTAATGCTACTTGCTAAAAACAATCCAGCATTATTTATTAGTCTTGCAAATGATGAAAATGTTGAACTTAGAAGCTTTGGTATTAAAGCAACAGAAGCTGGTATTATAAAGTTATCGTCTGACCAGAAGACATTTGCTTGGTCTGTTAATGGCAAGAAGTTAATGGAAGTACCATTTGACGAACACCCATACTCAGCATTAGCTAGTTGGTTTAAAACTGACGAGGGTATGCTAGTATACAAAAGTATAGAGAAAAAATTCTCTTAATATGTAACTATATTTATGGGGTAGGCTAACTTAACGGTTGGTCTACCCTTATAAATAAAACAAAATATTAATATGGCAATAAATGTAAATACGGTATATAAAACTGTATTACTGATACTCAATAAAGAAGAACGAGGGTATGTAACTCCTGATGAGTTTAACAAGATTTCTGCCCAAGTTCAATTAGAAATTTTTGAGCAGTACAGCGATGATTTAAACCAACAACTTAGAGTGCCTCAAAGCGATAATGACTACGCTGATAGGGTAGCTAATATTGATGAGAAGCTTGCCATATTTAAGACATTCGGTACAGCCACATACGATGCGGCAACGATACCAACCAACCCTTACTTTACTCTACCAACAACCGACATATACGGTAATACGGTGGAGTTTTATCGGTTAGGGGCTGTTGTACACAAGGATACAACTGAGTTGCAAAGACTTCAAAGAATGGAGTTCTACAACATACAAAAATCTCCTCTAACTAAATCTACAGAATCTTTCCCAACTTATTTGTTTGAGAATGAAAAGCTATTTGTAAAGCCTGACAGCATTACAAGTAATATAGGTGTAAACTTCTTAAGAAAACCACTAGACCCTAGATGGGGGTACTATATCGGCTCTGTTGGGCAATTTATTTATGACCCAACTGTTTATGGAGCAAATCTTATAAACACAGGGGTTAATACATTAACAAGCAGTATCACTACACCATTAACGGGAGGGATTATTGGAACTTATAACGGTGTTGCCACTACGGGTGAAACTGGAGTAGGACTTATAGTAAACGCAACAGTTAGTTCTGATACGGTAGTTACAATAGATGTTGTTAGTGCTGGGGTAGGCTATGTTGTTGGAGATGTAGTTAGCATTGCAGCAGGGTTATTAGGGGGTACTAGTACACAAGTAGACATCACATTAACTGCCGCTAACTTTAATGCTAATAGCACATATGGCTCTACACAAATAGAACTTGATGTATCTGAGCAAACAGACTTTATACTTAGAACATTGTTTTACTTTGGAGTTGTTGTTAAAGACCCACAAATAATACAGGTTGCTGCAAGTCAAGTACAACGAGATGAAATAAACGAAAAAAGCTAATAAGATATGCCAAATCCAAATGGTGGTTTAATCACCGAAACTAATGCACAATACTACGCTGGACAGCAGGCTTTTACTGGAGATGCAGTCAACAGGATTTTTATATGCACGTTTAACACTGATTTAGTTGCAACGGTAGCAGGTGTTTCTAATACAAACTTTTCTGTAACAGTTAATGGAGTAATTGTAACTAACTATACCTTATCTGCAACAAATACAATTACATTCAATGTAGCACCTATTAACGATGCCGCAGTTGTTGTAAGTCTTATTGAAACAGCAAAAGAAGGGAACTACGGAGGTTATCAGTACACATCGTTAAATGATGTCATAAATAACTTTATCGTTGCTTACGTTGGAGCAGGGAAGCTTATACCAAGTGCTAAAAGAACTGACATAATATTTCACGCAAAACGTGGAATGCAAGAGTTTAGTTACGACACACTAAAAAGTATTAAGTCACAAGAGCTAACTATATCGCCAAGTCTAACGGCAGTTATACCACAAGATTATGTTAACTACGTTAGATTATCTTGGATTGATAGCTTAGGTATAAAAAGAATTATATACCCAAATACAAACCTTACAATAAATCCAGCAGAAGCTCCTGAGCAAGACTCAACAAGTGAGATTATTCAAGATAATCTTGAAGAAAATGTAGACACAGACCCATCTCAAACGGTGGAAAGATGGAGAGCAGCAGACACTAAAAAAGTAACTGGGCTATACACTGAAGAGTCTATAAATGCAGGATACAATGTTGACGATATGTACGCTAACAGTTTATATTGGGGAGGAGCATACGGACAAAGATATGGAGCAGACCCTGTACTAACTCAAAATAACGGATGGTTTGGAATTGATGAGGTAAGAGGAGTGTTTACTTTCTCAAGCAATTTAAAAGGCCGTATAATCGTCATAGAGTACATCTCAGACGGTTTAGCGTATGACTTGGATACTAGAGTCCCAAAGATGATAGAAGACGCTATGTACGCTCATATAAGTCACGCAATTATTTCTACAAGAATTAACCAACCTGAGTACATCGTTAATAGATTAAAGAGAGAGAGGAGTGCAAAGTTAAGAAATGCTAAGATAAGGTTATCTAATATTAAGATAGGTGAGCTTACGCAGCTTATGAGAGGTAAATCTAAGTGGATAAAATAATATAATATGCCAGAAGTTAAAAATATATTTGTCGGGGCTAAGATGAACAAAGACCTTAACCCAAGGATGATTTCAAACCAAGAGTACATAGACGCAAGAAATGCGGCAATAATAAATTCTGAGGGTAGTGACTCTGGTTTATTACAAAATGTTAGTGGAAATACTTTACTAACTGACTTTGGGCTAACAGGAATTAACTTAGAGATTATAGGGTTTTACATAGACCCAACAAATAATATATTGTATTCTTTTATAACAGATTGGAATGACACTAGCCCTGACCAATCTTCTAGATTTGCCCCATCTACTTCTAGCCACTACATATGTGCATACAATACTAGTACCAACACTGGAACTGTTTTAGTCAGTGGGCATTTTTTAAACTTTTCAAAAACTAGCCCAATGTTGGGTATAAATTTACTTGAAGATTTATTATTCTTTACTGACAATAGAAATCAACCAAGAAAAATAAATGTAGTTACCGCAGCTTTAAATCCTACATACTACAGCAAAGAAAATCACATATCTGTAGCGAAGTATTATCCTTGGCAACCAATGAGACTTGCTAAATATACACCAGTAGCAAATCCTTATGCATTGCTAGTAAACAGTTTACTTACTGTTTCATTGCAACCATTACTAATTCCAGATGGAACATATTCGGGGACAGTTGGATTACTAGGTTCTGGATGGACAAGTAATTTTGGAACTGACGCTTTAATAGAATTTCAAGCTAATGGAAATATAGTATCAGATGTTAAGGTTTTATCTAGCGGAAGTTTGTTTATGCCAGATGTATCTATAATAACAGTAGCTAGTGGCACTTACCCTGGTCAAACCAGCGATATAAAGTTTACTGTTTCTTCAGAAAACATAGACCAAGAGTCTACTATGAAGGATGTTGTTTCTAAAAATTTACCTACAACAGAACTAGTCACGATTTCAGGTACGCCAACTTCAACTGAATTTGATTACTCTGGGCTTGCAATAAATACTAATTGGATAGGGTCTACCATTACAGCAACTGAATCTGATGGGACAACCCCTAGAATAAAGGTTTCTGATAATATAAAAATAACAAATATCTCAGATAATACAATTACCCACAATGCTTTTAGTGGTTTAGTTGCTGGAGATAAAGTAACAATAGGAGCAAATCCTTACTACGATGAATTTTTTGATGGAGATTCTGAATTTTTATCAGACAAGTTTGCAAGGTTTAGCTATAGATTTAAGTATAATGATGACGAGTATTCTTTAATAGCTCCTTTTTCACAGGCAGCATTTATCCCAAAACAAGATGGTTACTTCTTAGATGAATTAGGTGTTCCAACAAATGTCAACGATGAGGTAAATATATCAGACGAAAATCGGGCTATAAAAAGCACAATAGTAAGTTTTTTTGAAAACAAAGTCAACTCAATGGAGTTAGTTATTGATAAACCTTCTGGCGTAGCTTTATTTAAAGATATAATTGACGAGTTTAAAGTACAAGAAATAGAGATACTATATAAACAATCAGACCAGGTAGCAATAAAAGTTATAGACACTATTTCTTCTCAAGACATTATAACATCTGATGGATTGCAATACTTATATAAGTACAAGTCAGCTGCTCCGATAAGAACATTACCTTCAAACGAAACAACAAGAGCCTCTGATAAAGTTCCAATAAAAGCTAAAGCCCAAGAAATTGCTGGCAATAGAGTTATATATGGAAACTATTTAGTGAGAACATCTAGGCCTACTTCTTTAGGATATTCAGTATCTTCTTCAGAGAAGTTTAAAAAAGGAGTATTGAACTCCGTAAATCAAATAGAATATCCTAATCACTCATTAAAACAAAATAGGTCTTATAAGGTAGGTATTGTTTTAGTAGACTATTTTGGGAGGCAGTCTGATGTTATTGCATCAAAAAACTCTACAATATACAGTAGTTATAGAAATGTTGCGGACGGAGTTATTGGAGCCACAAGTTCATATATGGGGAATTCTTTAAAAATACTTTGGGATTCTATAATACCTAATGAAAAAGAAGGTGGATATGCTGGAATATATAGCGAGTCAAACCCTCTTGGCTGGTATAGTTATAAAGTAGTAGTTCAACAGCAAGAACAAGACTACTACAATGTATACTTACCTACAATACTAAATAACTACCCTCAGGATAGTGGCACTACTACATCTAAAGATACTGCATTTATAACTTTATTTTCTGATAACATAAACAAGGTTCCAAGAGATTTAAAAGAAGTTGGTCCACAACAATTGCAGTTTTCAAGTTCCGTTAATTTGTTTGCAAGGGTTACCAATACTACATTTAATTCTTCACTATCAACAACAAAACAATATCAACCAAGCACAAGCCCTGATACTGTTACCTTAATAGGAACTAGAGATGACATTGGTGTAAACTTAAAAATAGATGGCGTTAAGTACGACACTTCTCCATTTTTTAGTGTACCAAAAGTTTATATTCCTGGAGATGATACTGTAAACCCTATTAAACCTATAGTTAGAAACATAGGCTCAAACCCATACATAGCCAAAGTCGCAACTCAAAACAGGGTAGGGGCTACTGGAGCAACTGCAACTACGGTTACATTTGAAAATACTAGGTTAAATGTTTATGAGACGGAGCCTTTTGAATCTAACTTAGATATATTCTGGGAGACAAGTTCTTCTGGGGTTATATCAAACTTAAATAAAAATATTATTTCCTCTTCTAATATAAACCAACCTTTTGCAATATCAGATTGGGTCTGGTCTTTTTCAGAGTCAGATGGTCCAGGAACTTATGTTACAGAGCCATTTGACGTTGTTAACACAGCAGGGCTTCCTTTAGCAAACTTAGGGACAGTTACAGCTAAATTAATAAATGTTTCTACGCCTATAGTTGCAGAGGTTGGCGGAATATTTGAACTTGTACAAGAAGCTGACCCAAGTTACAAGTGGAGAATAAAGCTTATTGATTCACCTATTTCTTTTGTTCCACAAGTTTTTACAAACTCATCTGCATTACAGTCTGGCAATTGGTCCTTTACAATAGAGTTTACAAATACTGTTGCAGGTGAAATTTTTACAAAAACAATTACTAATTCTGGAAACAATATACTTGAAAATGTAACCCCAACATCATTTCAACCATTTGGTATTGCTATAAGCAACAGGGAGTTATTATCATCAAGCCTAACAACGCAATTTGAACCATTTGTGTATTTTGCAGGCTCAACGCCTTTACCCGTTGAATTTCAATTTAAAAATGGGGCATATTCTGGTTCTCTTTTAGGAAGTGTTGAGCAAGATATAGGGTTAGTTGTTACGATTTCAAAAGTAGAAGTATTTTCTCTTTATTTAGCACCATTTCCAGGAGGATATATCCCTTATAAGCCACTAGAGCCAATAAATAGTTATATGAGAGTCACTAAATATCAAGCAAATATTTTTGGCACTCCTATAGGCTATAGATACAATCTTGAATACAACAAAAATTTTACTTGTGTAAATCCATATGCAACTACTGAATCAGACTTTTATAGCTATTCCCAAAGAGCAAATAGCCAATTTAGAATAACTATAAATATTAAAGACGCTTCTGCAGGAACAGGATTTAAAGAATCAAATCATATTGTTCAAGGTGCTTTAGGAGATTTTATTTACTTGCTAAAAAATACTAATAACAATTAAGGTATATATTTATGGCATTAGTTAGAGAAATTACATACTTCAACTCTTTTATTATAAAGAAGACCGTAGAGTCTGGCCGTGGAAAGGCAAGCTGGCCTTCTCTACCTTGGAACCCAAATGGATACCCAACATTTCCACTAGAGGTTTCAACTACAGATTCTGATGTTGAATATGATTGGTATGTTGAGGAATCTAGAATAAGAGGTGGATATAATAATACACAAGTAGACTTAGGTGTAAAGGCATACATAACAGAAACAGAAGACACAGAGTTAGTCCTTGAGAATGGATTAATATACTCTGGATTATATAACTCTAGAACTGGAGTAAACGAAACAAATGTTTTTTCTACAGGGGAGAATATAACAAAAGAAGTAGACCCTAGATATGGAGGCATACAAAAGTTATATACGTCTGACACAAACTTAATTATTTTTCAAGAGGACAAAGTTAGTAGTGCACTAATAGATAAGGATGCAATATATACGGCTGATGGAAACCCTGCACTTACAGCTACTCAACTTGTTTTAGGTCAAATTAACCAATACTCAGGAGAGTACGGTATAAGTGATAATCCAGAATCATTTGCATTCAAAGGTTACAGAATGTATTTTTCTGACAAAAATAGAGGAGCAATAATGAGGCTTTCAAGAGATGGCCTTACTGAGATAAGTAGGTACGGTATGAGGGATTACTTCCGTGATACGTTAGCAAATATTTCAGAATCTTTTGATGCTACCAGTGAGATTGTATTTTATTCGTTATCTCCAGTGTATCCTCCAGTTGGGCCTGGACAACCTACTCCTACAAGTACCGATACTTGGGACATTGTAGGTGGAGTTAATGATAGCAGTGTATCTAAAATAGAGTTAGGTATGGCGACAAGTAGAGCATTTGGAGGGTTAAATGGAATCTATGTAATTAGCATTACATCTATTAATACTACAAATAACACAGCAACAATAAAATTTAATCAAACGATTCAAACTGATAACTTTGCAAGCGTTGACTTGTATCTAATTAAATTTGTTAAAGATAAAGTTGTAGGTACATACGATAACTTTTACGATAAGTATGTGGTATCAATGCAGCAGACTGAACTAGAAACTTATGACACCGCATCATTCAACGATAGCAATAACGGATGGACTAGTTTTTGGGACTACGACCCAAGCTTTGGTGGTACACTAAACAATATTTATTATACAACAAAAGGTGGTTCTATATGGAAACATTACGATGAAAGTGTAATTAATAATAGGGGGACTTTCTATGGAACTTACTACCCAACATCTGTTACGTTATCTTTCAACCCAATGGTATCTGTATCTAAAAACTTTAATACAGTAAACTACGAAGGGACAAACGGTTGGCAGGCTGATTTCTTTTTATCAGACCCTACGGGAAACTTACAAGGTAATAACTATAAAGACGAATCGTCATTTATATACAGCTATGACGAAGGTTCTTATACTGAATCAGGGGTTACATACAGAGTTGGATTTAATATAAAAGATAATAAATATTTTGCTAACTTAGTAAACAAAGGAGTTCAAGCTAACGGAAATAATACAATTGCATTTGGAATGCCAGGACAGGTTGTTCCAGGAGCAAGTATGAGTGGAATAAAAGGATTTTTTGCTACAGTTAAATTAAGTACGGATAACACAACAGATTTAGGTGGTCCTAAAAACTTATTTGCAGTATCGTCTAACTTTGTTAAATCATAATCAAATGGAATTAAAAAAAATAAACAAAGATGCTGAGCTATTACAAGAGCTTATAATAAACAACAAGGACATTGATGGATTTTATGGCGATGGGAAAAACATACCCGAAATAGCAGAGATTCCTATAAAACACGACTTTGCGGACCAAGTTTACCTAAGACAAATGACTATGGAAAAAGACCAAGTTGTTGTCGGAGCAATACATAACCACAAACACATTTGGTTTTTAATGAAAGGTAAGATAACCGTTAATGATAATGGTGAAATAATAGACCACATCGCCCCTTGTTATATGGTATCTGAGCCAGGCTCAAAAAGAATTATATATGCTCACGAGAATTCTATATTTGTAAACATTCATAAAAATCCATCTAACACTAAAGATATAAAAAAATTAGAAAAAGAAATTGTATCAATGACGATGGGAGAGTTTAATAAAAAAAATAATTAATTATGACATTTATAGCAGTAGCAATCGGTGTTGGAGTAGCGGGCTCTATTGGAGGAGCTATTCATAAAAATAGAACAGCAAAAAGACAAGAAAAATCAGCTAGAAAAAATGCTGATTTAGCTAGAGCTAGAATAGCTTCTCTTGAGGCTAGTAGACAGGATATTATAAATCCATACGAAGCTATAACAGACTTGTCAGGTAACTTAAGCAACACATACAATAACCTAGGTGTTGCTACTCAGGCTGCTGAAATGCAAATAGAGCAGACTGATATTGCTTTAGCTAATACGTTAGATACAATAAGAGCTACGGGTGGAGGTGCTGGAGGAGCCACTGCACTTGCACAGGCTGCATTACAGAGTAAGAAAGGAGTTTCTGCAAGTATAGAGGCACAAGAGTCAAAGAATGAACAACTAAGAGCACAAGGAGAGCAACAACTACAACAGTTGGTTATGTCAGAACAACAAAGAGTCCAACAAGCGGATGCGGCAGGAAGGGCTTTTGTTTACGGAGAGCAAGAAAACAGAGAGATGATGGCGTTAGATAGAGCACAAGCAGACTTAAATAACGAAGTGGCTAGAAAACAGGCTGCTCAACAGGCAAAGTATCAAACAACTTCAGATATATTTGGAGGAATTTCTGGGGCTGGATTTAATTTCGCTACTGCTGGTATTGGTGCTTAAATTTAATAATAAAAAATATGAACGATAACTATAGAACTGCAATAATAGAGGGTAGCAAGTCTTTAACTCCTGGAATGTCTGAAGGTATTGAGCAAGCTTTAGAGGCACAAAGGTTAGCTATAAAACAAGCCAACGCTAGAGAGGAAATTAATAGAAAAAATAAACTAAAGACAGAAATTGCTGTTCAAGAACAGATTGCTGGGATTGTAATTCCTAAAGAGTCAGCATATGGAGAGGTTGACGTTGCCAATCAAATGAAGGGATTGATAGCTACTCATACCGCAGATAAAGTTGCTATAGAACAAGGGACGGCTACTGAAGAACAAGTAAAGCGTTCAATTGCATATAGTAATTATTTTAAAAATATGGGGCAAACATTTGGAACTATGTCTTATGTTATTGATGAATTTTTAAATATTAAAAATACTAAGGGCACTGATGGAAAATCAGAAGGGTCTATAGATTTAAGTAGTGTTGACCCAAGATTTAATGAGTTATTAAATATACAGGACCCAAACTCTACTGCTGAAGGGAAGGTTTCTATTGATGTAAGCTATAAGGATGGTAAAGTTCAAACATATCAAGTAGTTAAAAGTGAAAATATAAGAAAAATAAATAGAGAGCTTTACGAGTCTGAGACTAATCCTGAATTAAAAAAGAAATATTTAGATGAAAGCGGAGAAATATCCGATACATTTAAGTTATCTTACGATGAGATTCAAAGCTTTGTTGACAATAAAAATGGCAATATATACTTAACTGGCAATCAATTTGGTACAGTTCCAGGCGTTTCTCCTGTAAAAGATTATGCAATTAAAAACGAGATAATTGGAAAAGATGGTTCTCCAAACGCAGATTATATGTCACAAATCCCATTCCAAAGAACAATAACACAGGACGGTAGGCGTGTTGTTGTTGATGTTACACGACCAGAAGTAAACAAAATAGCAGGAGCTTTAAAATCAGAGTCTAATGCTTTAACTAGACTGATGTTTGGTGGTGGGGAAAATTCAGCGTATGCTTCTTTTGTCAAGGCTAACTTTGATAAGTTTGAGGGTAGTACTATTGATAAAGATGGGAGTATAATGGTTCCCTTACTTAAGAGAAACGAAGCTGGAGATTATGAGCTTGATGAGAATGGAAACTATATACCCGAAGATAGTCCTACAGAAATTGGTAGTAGTAGTTTAAGTGGGGGTAGATTTAATATGCGTACTGGAGTTGGGAATGAAAACTTAGGGATGACTAAGGAAGACTTTGACAAGGCAAATAGGTTCACTCAGGATGTTGCAATGATAAGCTTAAACTTAAATGGGGCAAGCAAGGAAAAAATAAATACAACAGCTACTAATGCAATAAATGCAGTTCCTGATACTACTGAGGAGGTTAGAGAACCAAATATAGCGGAGCTTAAGATTATGAGAAAAGAAGAAACAATAGAAGGTGTAGTTGATAAACTAAAAGAATTTAATAAGATTATTGAACAACCAGCCTACTCAGGAAAGGTTGACCCTAATACATCGATAGAAAAAAGAGTTGAAATTGCAGGTGATGCAGAGAAGAGAAGAAGTGAGGTTGATAAAATAAAACAAGAAGTTTATAATGTATTAAAGCCTGATATGCCAGAATCTTCAGTTAGGATTGAGCAAAAAGGAAACAAGTTTAAGCTTTACATAAAAGTTCCATATGACGTTCAATTTAAAGATTCAGGAGAGCCAAATGTTGTGTACTTACGAAGAGAAGTTAATGAAGTTCCTTTTGATATAGATGACATAAAAGGGATTGAAAAATACTTAATTGATAAAATGATTGGACTTGACCCTAAAGAGGTGTCTAAGAGATTCCCTAAAAAAGAAACCTCAAAAAAAGTAGAAATATCAAATTTAGCTAAAGGACTTTAATATGAATGAAATAGAACTATTAGTAAGAGATTTATATGGTAAATATGCTCCAAATGATTTTTCAGAAGATAAAATATCTTATGTAAAAGAAAACTACGAAAACCCTGAAGATTTTGTAAGAGATTTCTACGGTAAGTATGCCCCTGAAGAATATAGCGAAGACAAAATGAAGTATATCAGGGATAATTATTTATCTACCACTACTACATCAGAAGAAGTATACTTGGGAAAGCCCGAAGCTGTTCAGGATGCTGCACCTGTGACAGCGGAAGAAGGGGCAGTAGGTACGGAATCAATATTGGAAGATGGTTTATTGGACTTTCCAATTGAAGGAAGCCTTAGTTTAGATAACGAATTACAACCAGAATATCTTATAAACGACAAGAAGGTTAAAAGAAGTGATTTAAATGACAAACTATACGATTCTGATTTTATAGAGGAAATTCAAGACGGCAAGATTAATGTGTCGGTAAAGAATGACCCTAAAATTATGGACTTGCTTGAGAGACAAGTTAATTCTGGTAGTCAGTGGGGTGATAAAATAGAAGCATTCAATAGTGGACTTGCTACATTAGCTTCTGGAATTACTGGTGTTCAATCATATATAGAGGATGTAATTACAGAAATAACAGGATTAGAGCCTACAGGTATGGCTTTGATTCAAAAGGGAGCAAGAGACCAAGTATCTGAGTCTTTGGCTAAAAAAGCTGAAGAGTTAAGCAATCAACAAAGAGCGTATAAGGATGACTTTATAGGTAGTATATCTGAAGGGAATATATTAGATGCTACGAATATTGGATTTAATACTGTAGCTAACTCAGCTCCGATGATGGTAGTTGCTGGGCTTACAGGAGGTGCAGGAGGTGTTTCTGGAGCTTTAACTAGTGCAGCAACAATGTCTGGAATTATGATACCAGCAGAATATGCAAGCACTAAGATATCTGAAGATGAAAAAATTAAAGAGTTGTCCGATGGGGACAAACTAACTAGAGCGTTCCTTAGAGGTGGCGCAGAAGGTGTGTTTGAAGGTCTTATGGGGCCTGTTGGGGCTAGGTCTTTTTCTTTATTTAAGGATGGGGTTAAAAACCTAGTTAAGACAGCAGCAAAAGAAGGTGGAGTTGGAGCAGCTAAAGAGGTTGCTGAAGGAATTGGTAAAAAAACTGCACTAGAAGTATTTAAGACGTTTGGTATAAGCACTGCTGGAGAGGGTGGCTCTGAAGCTTTAACATCATTGTCGCAAGACCTAACTGATGACTACTTAGGTATTCAAAACCTGTCTGTGGAGGAATATATGAGAAACGCTGCTGAAGCTGGTGCTTTAGGTATATTTATGGGTGGAGTTACCACTGGTACTTTAGGTGGTGCAGGTCAAGTTATGAGTTACTTGCCGTTAAGAAACCAAAAGGTTTACCAAGGTGCAAAAACAGAGGTTAGAGAGAAGCAAGAAAGCGGGGAGATAAATAATGAAGAAGCCAAGCAAATGGATGACGCTATTGAGTCAGCCAAAGTAGCATTGGATAAAACAGACCCAAGTCTTAGTGAAGATAATCAAGAAAGAGTTGCAAAGCTTATAGATGAGAGAGAAAAAATAAAACTAGAGATAGAAGGTCTTGACGAAAACCAAGTTCCTGTTCAAAATAAAAAGAACAGAATAGATGAAATAAATAAAGAGATATCGGAAATAGGAATAGAAAAACCATCGACAGAGGAGGAGACTGGTGCCCCAATCACCCCAGAAGAATCAGCGAGTGTAGAGACTGCACCTGCGGAAGAAGTAGTAGGAGAAAGTGATAATAAGGAAGAAGTCAGCTACAATGGTATTTTTTCTGTTGAAACAACTGGACTGTCATCTATAGATGATGTGGCTTTTTCTGACAAAGAAATGAAGAGTTATCATAAATACTATAAGGACAAAGAGTCCGAAATAGTTATGATGTCTCCTGATGAGTATTTAAAAAGAGTTAGAGAAGGGTTTGGAACTGATGTAGATGAAAATATACTAGAAGGCAAGCAAGAAAACATACAGTCAGGCATTGATAAAGGAGATAAGATTGATATGCCATATATTTATTATGACGAAAATGGGAAAATGATTAGTCAAGAGGGTAGAAATAGAGCTACCTTAGCAAAGAAAAAGGGGGAAGAATTAATACCAGTGGTTGTTCAGAAAAGACTATCTTTTGATGATAAAGTTGGAGATGCTCGAAATGAAATAGCTGATGCTGTAAAAAATGGAATTACAAACAAAGATGATATATTCAACTTTATTCAGTCAAAATATGGACTGCATAGAGATAAGAGGGGTTTTATTGAAAGGAATGTAGATATAGATAAGGTTATAGCTACTAACACTAAAAGCGAAACAGTATCAGAAACGGAACAACAGACAAGTGGTGCGGAATCCACCCCAGAAGAGCCAGTGAGTGTAGAGACTGCACCTGCGGAAGACGTAGAAGCTCCTTACGACATTGAAGAGTATAACAAGGCTATGGAAGAGGGCTTTGTTGATAATGATTTAATAGAAGAGTTAAAGGACGAGGAGATAAACAGAGCTTACGAGACGCAAGAGGCAGAGCGTCAGGCAGAGCAAACCCAACTGAATAGAGACGGAGAAGGAGGTCTTTTTAGTTTTTTAGCAGAAAATTTAGGTAGAATAAGACCTGAAGATTTTGATGCTTACGGAGATGCTAATTTAAGAAAGGGAGACAAATCTTTTTCTATTAAATTTTTATCTAAAAAAGCATTGCCTTTAGATATGAATGTTCAAGAGCTATCTGACATATATGGTTCAGAAATAACACCTCAAGACGCTATTGACTACATACTAGATAAGCAAGCTAATCCTGAAAAATATACAAAGTCTAAAACAAAATTAGAAGCACTAAACAAAGCTGCAAAAATAAAAGGAGCTACTGCTAGTGAGGCTTTTGATATATACAGTAATCTTGATGGTAGCGAAGCCTCTATGAAAGCTATTGATGACATTACAGGCACTGTTTTGTCAGACGAGCAAGCTATTATAATTAAAAATTATTTAAAACTAAAAGAAGATGGGAAAAAGACCGACTCCAGAGCAAGTAAAAGCATACAACAGCCTGATGACGCTGCTACAGAAAGCGCAGAAACAACAAAAAAAGAAGTAGAAAAAGTAGCAAAAGAAGCAGGCGTTAAAGCTAAAAACATTAGAGGCTTATATGACGTAAACAGAAAAATGTTTGGTCAAAACAGAGTTAAGTCTTTGGCTAGCGCTATTGTAATGGATAGAGCTATTGGTCAAATGGCTAAACGTGAAGGAGTACCGAAGTCTGAAATGTACGGTAAGATACAGTTTAAGAAGGGAGAGAAAGCACCAAGTGGAGCGTTAAAGCAAGAAGCACCTACATTTAAGTCTACTGCAAAAGAAGGACTAGACAAGCTACCTAATAACCCAATGACACCAGAAGCTTGGGTGAAACAAATAACAGAAAAGGGTGGTAAAGGAACATCACAAGAATTAGATTGGATTGGTCTTAATGATTACCTGAATGAGTGGAAGAAGGAGGATAAAGCTAAATCTGTACCTAAAGAAGTAGTAGAACAGTATATTAATGACAATCAGATTGAGATTGTTGAGGTAACGAAGGGTGGCAGTGAAAAAGAATCGTTTGATAAATTATTT